GTGGATACCTTTAAAAAAATTCACAGTCTGTAGCCGTTTATAAAAAAAATGGTCGTTTTTAGCCTATTTCTACATACTTTTCCCTATTAAGTGTAAATACAATTGACAGCCTTACCATAGGTACAACACATTCATTAGGAGAAGAAAAAAATGGCAGATTTAAATAAATTTGAAGAAATGCTTGCAAAACTAGTTAACGAAGACCGTGCTGGTGCAGAAGAGCTTTTTCACGAGATTGTGGTTGAAAAATCACGCACTATTTACGAATCACTTTTAGAGTCAGATTTAGATGACGACGAAGTAGACGAAGCAACTGACGAAGAAGTAGATGAGTCAGACGACGAAGAGCTAGACGAAGCTGATGACGAAGAAGTAGATGAGTCAGACGACGAAGAGCTAGACGAAGATTTTAACTTAGACGAATTTGAAGTTGAAGCAGATCCAATGGCAGCTATGATGGGTGGCGACAAAGGCGACGACATGCTAGGTGACCTAGAAGTTGATGCAGATGCAGGCGACGAAATGGGCGACGCAGAAGGCGAAGCTGAAGTTGAAGATCGTGTTGAAGATTTAGAAGACGCACTTGACGAACTTAAAGCAGAATTTGAAAAAATGTTATCAGGTGATGACGAAGAAGAAGGCGACGAAGAAGGCGACGAAGAAGAAATGCCAGCAATGGACATGGACGCTGAAGAAGAGCCAGAAGAAGAGTCATTTAACTTTGAAGCAACTGAAGAAGATGAAGACGACAAAGTCGAAGAATCAAACAAGTCACAAACTGAAACAATGCGTGAGTATGTAGAAAAAATTAATGCTACAATGGGCGACAACGGTGCAAACACTAAGTCAACTGTAGCCGGTAAAAACGACATGGGCGGCACAACTGCTAACCTAGGCGGCGGCGAAAGCAAAGGCGAAGGCACAAAAGGTGGCCTAGCTGATCCAAGTAGTAAAGAAGATAACGCTGGAAACGTAAATGTTCCTGGCGCTAAAGGTGCTAGTAAATTAGCATCAAAACCTGGTCATGGCGCTGAGAAAAAGGGCAAACCAGAGAATGCTGGCGATAAAGGCAGCATGTTAAACGGCGCTCCAAAAAGAGCAAAGTAATAGGGACGACTGAATGTTAAACTTACGAGAACACCTAAGTTTCGACCAAGCGCAAATTATCGTTGAGTCTGCTAACGAAGGAAAAGACTTGTACATGAAAGGTATTATGATACAAGGCGGAGTACGCAACGCTAACCAGCGTGTGTATCCTGTGAATGAAATTGGCAGGGCTGTCAAAACTCTCAGCGAGCAAATTGAGGGTGGTTACAGTGTACTCGGAGAAGTTGATCATCCAGAAGGACTTAACATCAACCTAGACCGCGTGAGTCATATGATCAGCGAATGCTGGATGGATGGCGCAAACGGTTATGGTAAACTAAAGATACTACCTACGCCGATGGGACAACTAGTTAAAACAATGTTAGAAAACGGAGTTAAACTAGGTGTTTCGTCGCGTGGCAGTGGTAATCTACCAGAAGACGGGTCCGGAGAAGTATCGGACTTTGAAATAATCACAGTGGACGTCGTGGCTCAGCCTAGCGCCCCAGGTGCATACCCTACACCAATCTATGAGCATTTAATGAATGCACGTGGAGGAATGAAAGCGTATGAATTAGCACAGGCAACCAAGCACGACACTAAGGCACAAAAATACTTAAAAGAATCTCTGATTAATATAATCAGCAGACTCCAATAAAAGGAGAAAATGAATATGTTGGACGCACTTAAAACACTTTTTGAAAACGATGTAGTTTCTGAAGAAGTACGTGTAAGCATTGAAGGCGCATGGGAGCAAAAGATTCAAGAAAACAAAATGCAGGCAACTGCTGAGTTACGTGAAGAATTTGCTAAAAAGTACGAGCACGATAAATCAACTATGGTTGAAGCTATCGACTCTATGATCTCAGAACGCCTTGCAGAAGAAATTGCTGAGTTTGCAGATGATCGCAAACAACTAGCTGAAGCAAAAGCAAAGTATGCAGTAGCAATGCGTGAAAACGCAGATCTAATGTCTACATTTGTTAAGCAGACTCTAGTAAAAGAAGTTTCCGAGTTGCATGAAGATCAAAAAGCCATTGCTGAAAAATTCAGTATGCTTGAGAGCTTTATCGTTGATGCACTTGCAAAAGAAATTGCAGAATTCCACGAAGACAAGAAGGACTTAGCTGAAACTAAGGTAAAACTTATTAAAGAAGCTAAATCAAAATTTGCAGAAGTTAAGAAAACTTTTGTTGAAACCAGTGCTGCTAAAGTATCATCAATTGTTGCTAAAACTCTTACTACAGAGATGAAGCAACTTAAAGAAGATATTGAAGAAGCACGTAGAAACGATTTCGGTCGTAAACTATTCGAAGCATTTGCTAACGAATATGCAACTAGCCACTTAAATGAGAAATCAGAATCTGCTAAACTTATGAAAGTTGTTGATACTAAAAATCGTCAACTAGATGAAGCAAAAACAGAAGTAGCTAAGAAACAAGCTTTGGCAGAAAGCAAAGACGCACAGATTCGCAAGATGACAGCTATTGCAGAACGCCAGAACACTATTAATGATCTAATTGCACCTTTATCTAAAGGTCAAAAGGACATCATGACAGATTTATTTGAATCGGTTCAAACTGCAAGACTTCGGTCTGCGTTTGACAAGTACCTACCTTCCGTAATTGGTGGAAAAGTACCGGCAAAGAAGGCAGTCATTACTGAAGGCAAAGAAATAACAGGCAACCGTGATACAACATCACAAACTAACGTTAGTAGACAAAAATCAGCAGACGAAAACAATGTCATCGACATGAAACGTTTAGCTGGCTTAAATTAAGGAGACAATTATGTCAGAACTACTTGAAAGTCGCTGGCAGGACACCAAAACAGCACTTCTAGAAGGCCTACAAGGCACAAAGAAGTCTGTAATGGCAACAACTTTAGAAAATACTCGTCAGTATCTTTCTGAGACTGCCACAGCTGGTGCTACCTCTGCCGGTAATATCGCAACTCTTAACAGAGTTATTCTACCAGTAATCCGCCGCGTAATGCCAACGGTTATTGCAAATGAACTAGTCGGCGTACAGCCAATGACTGGTCCAGTGGGTCAGATCCACACACTACGTGTTCGTTATTCGGACACAGCAGGAACAGGCGCTGCAGGCGCAGTTGCTGGTGAAGAGGCTCTAAGCCCATTCAAAATTGCTGAAGCATATTCAGGCAACGGAACGACTGCTAAAGCAGACGCAACGGCTGCTCTTGAAGGTGCTGCTGGTAACAGACTAAGTATTCAGATCTTAAAGCAGACAGTTGAAGCTAAAACACGTAAGCTATCAGCACGTTGGACTTTTGAATCTGCACAAGATGCTCAGTCACAGCATGGCATCGACGTTGAAGCAGAAATCATGGCAGCTCTTGCACAAGAGATTACTGCTGAGATTGACCAAGAAGTACTTTCTAGTTTAGCAAGTCTTTCTGGTACAACTGATACGTTTGATCAAAGAACTGTTTCAGGTACAGCTACATTCGTCGGTGACGAGCATGCTGCACTAGCAGTTATGATTAACCGCGCAGCTAACCGCATCGCACAGCGTACACGCCGTGGTGCAGGTAACTGGGCAGTTGTTTCACCAACAATGCTAACTGTTTTACAGTCTGCAACAACAAGTGCATTTGCACGTACAACTGAAGGTACATTCGAAGCACCAACTAACACTAAGATGGTTGGTACATTGAATAATGCGATGAAAGTATATGTTAACACATATGCAGCAAACGATAACGTTCTAGTTGGCTACAAAGGCGCAAGCGAGTCAGATGCAGCGGCATTCTATTGCCCATACATCCCGCTTATGTCAAGTGGTGTTGTACTTGATCCAGGTACATTCGAGCCAGTCGTATCATTCATGACACGTTATGGCTACGTTGAGCTAAACAACACTGCATCGTCTTTGGGCAATGCAGCAGACTACTTAGAAACTGTTACTGTAACAAGTGCAGGCCTAAGCTTTAGCTAAATTTAAGTTTATACTTAAACACAAAAAAGGCACTTCGGTGCCTTTTTTATTGACTTTTTTTAATTAAATGGTTGACAGACGTTCTTATCAATGCTATTATATATACATAGCTAGGAGATATCCTTTGTTATGATAGTGCAAGGAATAAGCAACTGCAACGTTGTGAACTTGGCTAACACCTGTAGTAGGACTGTATGAGCGTAGAGATACGAAGATATAGATTTTGGACTTAACGGTTCGATGTTAGGCGCTCCGATAACTGAAATGAGTTGATAAGGAGTTGTTGGTAATCATTAATCCCAACCTATCACCCTATTATGCGGGTATTGTGTAATGGTAAGACCTTAGGTTTCCAACCTAAAGACAGGAGTTCGATTCTCCTTACCCGCTCCATACATGCAGTACAAGAAGGTTAGTGTTTTTGCACTAGCCTTTTCTTGTTTCGGATAAATACTTGTGTCATTAATCGTGCCGCACTTTGCGGACTTATGCAGAAATGACCCACTGCGTAAACCTAGAACGTTTTAAAGGAGAAAAACAAATGGGAAGACCACTAAACAAAAGATTTTTCGGAGCACCTACAGCAGGCGGCAGCGAAATTAAAGTACAGTTTCATAACGGAACAGAATCAGTAAACGGTTATATTGTTAAGCAACTTGGATCAAAGAAATTCCGTTGCACAGATGGTGTAACTGAAAAAGATTGTTTCTTAGTAGACAAAGCAGCTGGCGCAGTTGCAGCAGGCGAAATGAGTATTGTAATTAAAGACGATGGCGGCACTGTACGTCAAGTTAATAAAATTGCAGGACGCAAAATGACCATGGATACTAACGCAACTATTGGTTGGAACTTTAGTACTGCTACAGACGATGGTGCAGCTCAGATAGAAGAAGCTGGCGATGCATCAGAAGTTGCAGCATTAACAATGAACGCATGTACACAAGCATCTCCAGGTGCAATTACATGTACAGCAAACCATCTACTAGTTAACGGCGACACAGTAAGAATTACTGGCGTAGTTGGCATGGTTGAGCTTAACAACAAGGTATTTACAATTACTAAGACTAGTGCAACAGCATTTACAATTGGTGTTGATACAAGTGCATTCACTACTTACGGTAGTGCAGGTACAGTAACACAAACTCTTGCTGAAGCAGATCAGTTTGAGTAAAGAGTAAAAATAGTTTGGGGGATTAAATTCCCCCATACTTTTTAACTAGGATAAAAGAATGTCGAAAGTATTAAGAGTAACAGACGGTGACTACAGAATTGTAGTAGATAACGGCGCTTCAGGCACAATCTACTTAGATACCACCAGCGGAGCAGCAAGCCCAAGAGGCACTGTTGTAATTACTGGCGACCTTGAAGTTAAAGGTACACAAACAACTGTAGAATCTACTAATACTACTATTGCTGATAACATACTAACATTAAATGACGGCGAATCAGGCGCAGGAATACGTGCGAGCTTCGGATATAAAGCAGGAATTGAAGTTGCTAGAGGTAGTTTACCTACTGCAAGATTAGTATTTGACGAACAAAGTCCATATGTAGCCGGCGGCTCTAGTGGCACAGGTTCATTTAGATTCGAAGATATTAATGGAGACTTTCTTCCACTTAACGTAAACAGCCTTAATGCTGAAGGACCGTTATATATAACTACTCCTAATAGTGCTATTAATGTAGCAGGCACAGTTGATTACGAAAAAAATGTATTTACGTATACCGGCGCAGCAGTAAGTAATGCAGTACCTATTAATAATGACTTTATACCAAACGCTAAAGGTGTTGTAGATTACATAACATATGCATTAGCAAATAACTTTCAACCAGGCATTCAAGATGCTAACACTAGTGTAACTGCTACTGACTTTGATACATCAAGTAATGAAAGTGTAGTAGTTATTACTGTTGATGGATTAGTAGCAGCCAATTTTTATTCTAATAGAATCGATCTTGGTGATATTAAGATACAAAACAATGAAATTTCAACAACTAATAGTAATGAGCCGCTACTTTTAGCAGCGCCAGGTACCGGATCAGTTATTGTTAAAGATTCTTTTGAAATAACTGAATACTTATACGAAGATGACGGTGTTGCTCCAGCTAGTACTGTACCCGATAGTGGAATAAAATTATTTTCTACTACTGAAGGAACCGGTGATACTGGTCTATACTTTGTAAATAAAAGTAATACAACTGGCGAGATGATAAGTAAAAATAGAGCACTACTTTATGGTATGCTTTTTTAAGGAAAACAAATGGCAATAGTAAACGCACAATTAAAAACAACAGCATTAGACATACTTGATCCTATAGGTGGAGCAGGGGTACCTGCAGGTAAGAGCTATGCTATTACAAATATTATGGTTTGTAATACAGGTGATACTAACGGCGCATCATTTGATATGCACTTAATACCACAAGGTGACGCACTTGCTAATAAAGTTACACGGGTTATTAAAGGACTTGAACTTCCAACAGGCGAAACATTTACTTTTGATAGCGAACGTATAGTATTAGAAGCAGGAGATAAACTTGTATTTGTAGCAGAGCCTGACTTAGGGGCATTTCTAACAGATTTAGCAGCTACCGTAAGTTATTTGGAAGTATAAATGAGATTAATTAAGCAACAAACTACTAGTCAACGTACTATTCAACCTACTTCGCCGGGCATTCATACTAGTATCTTAGATGAAGTAAAAATAAACAGTACAAATGTAATGCTTGTTCCTAAAGGAACAACTGCACAGCGTCCTGCATCACCTAATAATGGGCATGTACGCTATAATACTACAACTGAACAGTTTGAAGCATATCAAAATAGCGCCTGGCGCTCAATGCGTTTTAAAGAACCTAATCAAGACCCGGGTATTACACAACAAAACTTAGGTAATGGAGATGCAACAGCAGTAGTGTTTGGACCGCTAGCAAGCGGAGACGCAGCATATCCAGTACCAGCAGCAGCACAAAACGTATTAGTGCATGTTGAAAACGTTTTTCAAGTCGCAACAACAAACTATACACTAGCACAAAATCCTGCAGCAGCAGTTGGAAGCGGAGCAACAGTAACAGCAGGAGCATTTGTTACCGGCACAGAATACAAAATTATTACTGCTGGTGATACAAACTTTACACTTATAGGCGCAGCAGACAGTAATGTAAATACTGTATTTACTGCAACAGGAGCAGGCACCGGAACAGGTACAGCAAGAGTATCAGGATACTATCTTGTATTTGGTTCAGCACCTGATACATCTAAGCCAGTAACAGTATTACACAACTTCGACAAGTAAACCTATAAATACTGTATAGGAGACACATTCCATGTCACAAGTCGGTAGAATAACAGGGCCAGTACTAGCAGCCAACCTCGAACGTAACGGTATTGACCTTTCGTTTAAAAACACATCATCAGATACGCAATTACTTTACTTAGATGTTAACACAAACAAGCTCGGTGTTAATAAAGGTGTAACTAGTTACGAATTAGATGTTAACGGCTCTATTAAGTCTACTAATCTTATCTCTACTACCACTAGTAACATAGCAAACTTTACAATTCAGAATAATGAATTGAATGTATTAGTAGGGGATATAAATTTAAACGCTGCTGAAGGTATTCAGATATCAAACTTTGAAACTGATAACATTCACATTAGTGATAATACTATTTCTAGTTTTAGATCAAATGCAAATATTGATTTAGCGCCTTCAACAGATATTGGTGTTCTAGTACATACACTAGATAATCCAAATGCATATGGTACAAGTGGCGGTGATAATTTTGGTTCGCCAGTAGCAATAGACGGTAACTTGGCAATAGTTGGTGTTAAAAACGAAGATTCTTTTAGCTCCTTTTCAGCAGGTAAAGCATACAT